ACTCTGGGGTTAGTACTAATTTTCGGTTTGTTAAGTAAGCTATACAGACTGCTAGCTCTAAAGACATCCTTATATTATTAAAACCACCTGGCCATGGTCTAAAAACTATATACCCTTTACTTCCGTTATAGAATTTAAAAATATTTTCAAAATCCCACTTTGTATAGTAAATATAATCTGTTCTAAATTGATCAACTCCAGTAACCATTTTATTACCTGCTTCACTAATTGTTTTAGATAAATCGTATTTCTTTTTTTGATCGAAAGTATGGTCTTGTTTAAAAAATAATGTACTTCCTTCTTTATCTGGTATAACATTCGGGTAATGCATAATACTTCCTAGTATAGTTCTTTCGCGGTCATTCCAAGCTGTACAAGTTCCAATATCTTGTATAAGGTCTACTTTAATATTAGAATCTTTAATAGCATAATCTAATCCCCACATTTCAGCTTCCCATCTACCTTCTTTTTTACGTATTTGCTCACAATACTCTGTATATTTTTTATAAAACTTCTTTAAAGTCTTAAATTTCAGAGCGAAAGGGTACATTATACCTTTAGTATTAAGACTATCTTTATCTCGATCTTCCCATCCTTTAAGTGGCATGTAGTGTATAAAGTCTTGACCAACTATATGATTATCTTCTAGATCGAAATCTACTGCTTTAGTAAACAACATATCGGGATCTAAAAATAAAAGTTTATCTTCTTCTTTAAAGTAGTTGTTCTCACATAACCATTCTACAGATCTATATTTATTAGGAATACCACCCCACCAGTCGTCGTTTGCTGTTTGCCACAGGTGTGCATAGTCAGGCTGATCTATTACTATTGCGTCTGATAAAAAACTAAAATCTGGTGCTTCATGTCTATGTCCGTAATCTCCGGAAAGTAGAACTACTAATTTACCTTTTTGATTTACTTTTTTTAATGACCAGTGTAGTAACTTTATCTGCCATGCTTGGTATTCACACCGACTAGTTCCAACAACAATATAGTCCATTTATTAAGGTACAAATTTATAATCTGCTAATGTATAATGTAAGAAGAAGTTTCTAAAGTATTCACCTTCGAAAGGTTCAATTCGGCCATGCTTATTAGTAGCAGACTCATATAAAATCATTTCTCCTACATCTGCATAAACTTTATGCCATCTTCCTAAATGGTCTTGTATATCTATAGGCCAATCTCTATCTACTTCTTTATCTACTATAACAATAGAAGAAATATGATGAGTAGTAAATGTATCTGTATGAGGTACTAAGATAGATCCTCTTTTATATGACCTAATTCCATAAATCCACTTAGGGATTAATTTTTCTTTATGTCCTATAAATTCTTCGTGGAGTGGTTGCAATTCTTCTGAGATAATCTCTCTTATACGAGTAAAAGCATCCATACTAAATATTTCAACTGGAGCATTACCTTGGTTGTCATGTATGAAATTTGTAATACCGTCCCAGTTTTCGTCTTTAACAGTGTGTTTTAGTAAGCTATATGCTTCATTTATAAGTTGAAAGGTTTTTTCAGGTACTTTAACTACCTTGAACCCTAATTCCGTTAACTTTGGCAAATCTTCTTTTTTAGAAAATGTTTTTTCTACTAGTTTTACCGGTAATGCCATTTCTAAGTATTCTTTCGCTAATTTAGCGTCTTCCGCACTATTAAATACATTTTCTCTAAACCACTTAGTTATAATAACCTTTTTACCTTTTATAATAGGTAGTCCTGCGTGAAGTGCTGCTGGATTTTCACTTCCTGTACCGTCTGAGTTCTTCCAAACTACTGCTGTACCTTTTACTGGGGTAATAGTTTTCTGTAGTACTGAAAAATCAGTCTCCCCTCCTTCTTCGACATTATTTAAGTATACCATAAATGTCCAAGTTCTTTGGCCACTTGATAAACAGTGGTTATGGTATGCGTCTTTGCCAAAAGCGTCCTGGTGGTGCCTGAATTCTTGACCTACTTCGTAAATCTGTCCTTGAGTTGGTTCTGAGTAAGAGGCTTCTATTCCTAACTCTGTATACATCTTCTGGTTTACTTGACTTACAACCGGTTCAGTGTCGAGTAGAACTGCTGTAGAACTAGTACGACCTTCGTTGTAAATAATAGACTGTGCTCCGGTACCGGCTACGCTTGATCGAGTACTTCCAGTCTCTGTTAACCTTACAATATGGTCACATTCTTCGTTAGTTAAAAACTGCGGTATAGTAAACATTTCCAATCCATGGCTGTTCTCTATGTATATTCTTTCCATATAATCTATTTTTTTTATCCGTCACAAGCTACACAGTCTTCTGTTGTTCTACTCCCAATATCTCCGTTAATTACAGAATCTGTTCTTAAATAATATAAGGTTTTTACTCCTAACTTCCAAGCCGTCTGGTGAACTAAATTAATAAATTTAGGACTGTCTGTTGGATCAAAAGCTAAGTTTAAAGATTGAGTCTGATCAATATACTGTTGACGTAGTGCTGCTTGCTCTACTAATTGTAACTGATTAATCTCAGCAAATGTTAAGAAGATTGGTTTATCCTCTGCAGGCATTACATCTTCTGGTAAATTTGCAATAGAACCTCTATCTTTCATAATTTGGTCCCATACTTCTTCTGTATTATGACCTCTTTCTAATAAATAGTTTTCTAGTTCAGGATTTTTACGAATAAAAGTTCCCTTCCCTGAATTAAATGTATAAATGTTTGCCGGTAGTGGTTCAATACCTGCCGATACTCCTCCTGATATAGTTGAATTAGATACTGTTGGTGCAATCGCTAGTAAGTGCGTATTTCTCACTCCCGTTCCTTTACACCAAACTGGTTCTCCGTATTCATCTGCTAACTTTCTAGAAGCAGCTTCGGCTTGTGATTTAATTTGAGAAAAAATCTGATGTGTTAAGCTATTTGCTGCAATACCGATAAAAGGAATTTTCTTTTGCTGTAGTAGTGTATGCCATCCTAGCACTCCCAGTCCAATTGCTCTGCCTTTTTTAGCAGAACGGTGAGCTCTAATTAAAGATTCTTTCCCATTAGTCTTAATTAAAAATTCTTCCATTACTCCGTCTAAGAAGTAAATTGCTGTTTCAATTAAGTCTGTATTTTTCCATTCATCCCACTTCGTTAAATTAACTGAACTTAAACAGCATATAAAACTATGTTCTTCATCTGTATGTAGAGTGATTTCCGAACATATATTCGTCATAGTCACTTCTAAGTTATTTTTAATATAAGCAGGAGGGTTAGCGTTATTTACATTATCTTTAAACATAATATAAGGCTCTCCAGTCTCTACCCTGGCCTTTAGTATTTCTACCCAGACCTCCATTGCCTCAGCGTCTCTACGCTCGATCTTTTGCATAAAGTTATCATCCACTACCACGCATTGGTGTAGGTTAAGACACTGTCTATTCGGATCTCCTTTTGGTCGTCTAATTTGTAGGAATTCCTTAATATCTGGATGATTAATATCTAAATTTACGGAAGCGGCTCCTCTACGTACCGCACCTTGGTTAGTTGCAATAATAGTAGAGTCGTATATTTTAGCCCAGGGTATAACTCCTTCTGATTGACCTAAATCTCCATTCCCGATCTTAGATCCTCTTCCTCTAATTTTAGAAAGACCAATACCTACTCCACCTCCTAGTGAAGTTAATCTCATCAACTCGGCATTCGTTAGCCCAATTCCTCTAATAGAGTCCGGTGTATCAATACCAAAGCATGAAATAGGTAAGCCTTTATCTGTACCTGTGTTAGATAAAACTGGTGAAGCTAAATTTAACCAACCTTTCCACATGTACTTAAAAAACTTTGCTGCTAAATCTGGTCGGTCTAATCTTGCTGCTACTGTATCTGAAACTCTCTTAAATGCTTTACGAGGATTTTCACCCGGTAAGAGATAACCTTTAGAAATTGTTGATAGAGAAATTTCATTCATCCATTCAGGATAATCTTTTCCTGCTTCCCAAGCGGAAGTATCTACTTGTAATGCCATAATATACTCTAGTTAATTTTATTAAAATACTTTTGACCAATCCATATGCCCTTTAGAGTAATTTGTTACTCTACTTGCAAAAAAGTCTGTGTGTTGTTTACCTGCAATTACTGCATCAAACCATTTCATAGTCTTTAATGCTCCTGTATCAATTTGATCAGAAGGAATTAGAGGTTTCAAACCTAAATCTCCCATCTTAGTATTAACTCTATGCTTTATAAAGTTTTTTAGATCTTCTTTAGATAGGTTTTCTAAATCTCCTAATTCAAAAACCTTATCAATAAAATCAAACTCTAACTTAATAGCTAAGTGAGCTGCTGTTTCAATTTCGCTTTGTAATTTTTCTGTGTTAATCTCTGGGTATTCAGAAAGTAGTTGTCTAAATAACCAACAACCAGCCTCAGAGTGTAAAGATTCATCTCGTACAGACCATTCAACAATCTGGCCAATACCTTTTAATTTATTTCTCATTTTAAATGATAATAGTATTGCGAATGAAGAAAATAAATTAACGCCTTCAGTAAATGCTGAAAATATAGCTAATGATTTAGCTCTTTCATGCCAGTCTGGTTCTCCATTATGACTATCTCTGACATTCATTAAAGATTCAATCTTAGCTTTTGTAGATTCGTCTTCTAGAAATTCTGCAAAGTTATCTAAACCTAGCTGCTCATTAAGTAGAGAGTAAGCTTCAGCATGGATCGTTTCGAAAGATCCAAAAGTTACTCCCATCATAATAATCTCCGGCTTTCTAAACCAACTAGTTACCAGTCCAGTCCAGTAATCATTTACTACTGTTTCTGTTTGAGCGAATCCTTTTAGTATTCCACCGACTACATTTTTCTCATGGTCTTTAAGATTAGATTTCCAATCTGTTACGTCCTGAGCCATTGGAACTTCTGTATGAAGCCAATGTGCTTGCTGTTGTTTTAACCAATATTCATACGCTTGAGGGTATTCAAACGGCTTATAAACAACTCTTTCATCTCTTAGTCCCATAGTGTATTTTTAATGTTTTAAATAATAAAATCCCCGTGATTTTAAGCATTACTCTGCTTTCGGGGATGTAGAAATAAATAGCTTCTACTACTATTTGTTATTGATTTTGCTCGAAAAATTTCTTAGCAATTTCAAAATGAGTACCTTGCGGACTACTATTTTCATCGTCTATGTTTGCCTTTCCTTCAATTACAATATGACCGTTATTAGTATCCATCTTAACATTATATGTCATGCCGTCTTGTCCGTATCTATTCTTCATAACGTGTAGACGGCCAGTACCTAAAACTTTATCTTCTTTTTGTCTTGATAACGATAAACATATATCAGCTACCATCATCTTATCGTAAGAACCTGCTGCTTTATCTCCTTCGATTACGTTATCTTTAGC